TGCTCCTCAAGTGCTTCCTTAATATCAGAAACCTTGGAACGAAGAGCAGCCTCGAAAATAGTTCTTGCTTTTTCTTGGAACTCTTCGGAGAGTTCTTCACCAGCAAGCAGAGCATTAACATCTTCTTCGATGCTAAACTCTTCTTCCATTTTCTTCTTACCACCTTCCTCTTCTTCCTCTTCTTCCTCTTCTTCCTTCTTACCTTTTTTACCGCCTTCCTCTTCTTCCTCTTCTTCTTCCTCCTCTTCTTCCTTAGCGGCTTCTAAGAGTTCTTCGTCTTCATCATACTCAAACTCTTCATCTTCTTTGACACCCTTCATGCCTTCAGCAGCTGCAGCACCTTTATTGACAACATCCTTAACTTGCTTAAGTGATCCGCCAGGTGTCTTTAACTTTGCCGAATCATCGGTTGAGCGATAGTTGGAAGGATCAGGACCTCCAAGATCTTCCCAACTAGCAGTTTGTCCTGGTGTTGCTCCAGATAGACTTGGCATTGCATCCCCTGCCTTAGCATTTGCATTGACAGCGGTTCTGGATTGCTTAGTGCCTACTTCCATTTCTTGTAAATCTCCACGAGACATTTGAACTCTCCGTTTAACCTTTAGTTATAAACTATATTTATTTATAATTTAATAAATTACAATGAGTTTAAAAACTCATTAAAAAGACTTAATTTGTACTCCTCAAGTAGTTTTTCATCTACAAGAGTATTAATTCTTCTTTGAGTTTGTTCCGCCATTTTTTCACGAAGCATTCCGCCATCCCATATCCATTCCTTACCTTCCATAATTCCTTGAACAAATGCATCAGGTGCAGAAGGATCAGCAACGATATCTGCTGCAGTTGCAAGCATAAAATCTTCACCGACTTCAGTATAACCTTCGTTATTTGGTTTTACTGATCCAATACCACGAGAAGAAACGCCAAGAGTTACTCCCTCTTTGAGAAGTGACTCAGCAATCTTACCCATTGGAGTGGAAAGAATTTGTGCCTTACCTATAAAGTTATTTCCTTCACGCTGAAGTGAAACAATCTTGTGTGAAACACGATCAAGATTTACAGTTGGACCATCAGGGTGTCCAAGTTCTCCAAGAGCACGACCTTTGTTTACATATTGCTCAGTGTAACGCTTTACTTCTCTTTCCATAACAGGTAAACGATACATTCTACCGTTTCTGTTTACAACTTCCGTTTGAAGGAAAGGTCCTTGGATATAAAGAGTCTTCTTACCGTTGACCGTTTCGGTAAGAACTTCTACTGATTCGATTTCTTCGGTAATGAGTTTCATTATGCTTGACCTGTGATTTGTACTTGTTGGAAATAAAGTGTTCCTGAACCGACTCCATATGCAGAGATCTTATTAGAAACAACTACTGATGCGTCTGCAGCAGAGAATGCTGTTACAATTCCACTTGAATTATAATTTACAGTCATTCTTGTTGAGAAATATCCATCAACACCTGCAGAGGTATCGATTGATAAAACTCTTTGATGAGTGAAATCATAGTAAGATTGACCAGTAGCAGTTAAAGTTACATAATCACCAACTGCAAATGGAACTTGAGTTCCTTCTGGAACAGTAACAATTGTTGTTGTTCCTGTAGTTACTCCAACAACTCTGTTTGATGCCTTAGTTAATCCTAGAGTTACAGTCTCACCTGAAGGAACATAGTAATCAGTATTAGTTGCTGCGGGAGTAACTCCAATTGCAACATGAGCAGCACCACCAACTGCAACTACTCTCAAAACACTAGACTGTACTGTAAAAGCAGATGATGTTGTTGCAGCACCTGCAGTGAATGTAAATGAGGAACCCGCCCCAACTGGTCTATGAGCCATTATTTTTATAGTACACTTTTAGTTATTTATTATTTAATCAAGTTAGGTCGTAAAAACTCAAGGCACCAATACAGTTTCCACTTCCGGAAATTGCTCTGACTGCTAAAGTATAGATATCACTTACTTTTGCTTGCGTTCTTCCAAGTTGTAAATCCCAATTATATTCTGTGCTTTCATTCAAAGGAGTTGATGCTTTATTTGCAGATGAAATATATTCTGCTCTAACCACTGTTCCACCAGACATAGAAGTTGCGGTTGTGTTTTGCTCTACATTTGGTGATGAAGAAGTTACCCAACTTCCACCACTAAGTGTTGCATTTTTAATCAATGCAACTTCATAAAAAACAGATGTTGCACTATCTGGAAGTGCATTAATTTGATTTGGAAGAATTACTGAATCTTCTCTTCCTGCCTTAAGACGAATACTTACTAAAGGAACAAAAGTTGTAGTTCCAACAGAAACAAATACGTCTTGTCTTGCTACATCTGATGCAACTTTTTTCTCATAACCACCATTTGATTGAATAGAAACACATATCTGTTTCATTGTTGATGATGAAGTTGTAATTCCAGTGTTAAAGATTTCATAACGAACTGGAAGAGTTGCTGTAGTCATATATGTACTGTCAATTGTATTTGCATGATTAAAAATATGAGTAATATGAAAATTACCATCTTTATTTACAAATCCACATCTGACTGCACCAACACCTAACCATTCATATTCAGTGAACATGATTTGTGCTTTTGTCAAATCTAATTGATGTCCACTGGAATTTCTTGATGTTGTTCCTACACCAACACCCTCATAAGTATCAATACTCCATTCAGATTGTGGAACTCTTATTTCTGTACTAATTCCAGACCTCTCTGTTCTCATTACCCAATATATTGTGGTAATTCCGGCAGAATTTGTTTGCTGTTCTAAAACTACACCATTAGTCGAGGATGCATATCCAACTCTTTGTGTAAGATTTTCTTTTGTTGGTGCCATTACAAATGTTTGAAGAACTTGTAATGCTTTTCCTGGTTGATACGAAAATACTCTTTTACTTTCTCTTACAAAAGAACAACCGGCAGTTGTTCCAATTCCTAATGTTGCAGTACTTTGGTGTGTGATAATTCCTACAGCAGACCCTGCACCAACAATTACATCACTAAAATCTCCATCTTGTTCATATCTATGTGTTGAATCAAAAAGAGTAAGTGGTTGTGATGTTTTTAGACGACCAAAAAGATCTCCAGAAAATCCTTGACCAAGAGGATCAAATATATTTCCAAATTTATCTGCTTGCAAAAAAACTTCAAAGAGACTTCTTTCTTGATTTAGATAATCTTGTGTAGTCTTATTCCACTGAGCCATTTATCAATCAATCCATTCTAATTTTGATGGGTGGTATCTACTTGCTTTTTTAATATTGCAGTTCTTTTCTGCAATTGGATAAATCTGATGAACAATTGCACCTGGATATTCTGCTTGCAATTCTTCACCTAAAGATTGTTTTGATGGAATACCATTTTGAGTGGTTAATTCCATCCGATAAAGACTTCCGTTCCACAGTACATCTGCAACATATCCTTCACCAACTGATTGTTGCTCTGGTTGAGAAGAATTGATGTAAAGATTTCCGTTAAAATCTCCAGAAATATTTACAGACTCTGAGATGAACTGCTTAAAGGATTTCATTCTTCCTCTTCTGTTTCGCTATTGAACATTGCATTTGCTACTGCAGGGCGAAAATCATCAACTTTTTCTGCTGCCTTTGCAAACAAAAGGTCTTTGATTTTATCACTAATCTGAGAAGGTGATTCGTCAGCAGCAATCATATCCAGTAAATCATCCATTGTTAAAATTCCAATTAATAATCGTTTTTATTTATATCTCACCACCCTTGGGCATTTCTACTGCTTTAGCATTAACTTCAGTTGCTTTTTCTTGAGATCTTAAATCGGGTTCCACTACTGGTTGTCCAAGATCCATCTGTGCAGTTTGATCAAGTGGTAATCCTGTTTGTGGATCAACTGGTTGGTTAGGGTCTGGAATTAATCCTTCTTCAATTTCTTTTTTAATGAGAGCATCTTGCTCTAAAATTTCCATATCAGTCTGACGAAGAACCTTCCTTCTTATATAATCTTGAGAGAAGTACTTACCAACATAAGGTTCTGCAACTTGAACCATGTTCAGTCTTTCATTTAGCAACTCTGCATCCTTAAGTTCTGCAAAGTGATTATCATACAGGAAGTCATATTGAATATGCTCATCCATCTTCGACCAATCTTCTGGAGTTATGATATTTTTAAGAATTAATTGAGTTCTCAGCATATCACTGAACATATATGAGAATCTCTTTCTCAAACGAGCAACAAACTTGCTAAACTTGACTTCATCGCGAAGAATTTCTGATGAACGACCAAGATTAAATCCACCTTCTCCATCCATTCTAGATGGTGGAACGTTTAGTGAACGATATAGTTTTTTCTTGAAATATTCAATATCTGTAATTTCTCCAAGATTCTGTCCACCGGGAAGTGTGGAAATTTCAGTTCCTCTACCACCTTCTCTTCTAGGAAGCCAGAAGTCCTCAAGCATTGCCATAAATTTCTTGTCATCGCGAATTTCTCCAGTGCTTGCATCATAAACTTGTTTATTACGATATCTCATCATCACATCTCTGAGATATTGTTCCGCTTTAACCTTAGGAAGATTGCCTACATCGATGTAAAAAATTCTTCTTTCAGGAGCACGAGAAAGACGATAGATAACCAAAGAGTCCTCAATCATACGAAGTTGATTGAGTGATTTAATTGCTTTGTGAAGATATGAAAGAGTTGATCCTTTATTTCTATCTACAAGACCAGATGTGCAATAAGTGACAGAATCTTTAGTCATTCTGATTCCAGCATTTGATCCACCTAATGTTCCAGGAGCTGGAGTTCCTGTTGGATAGGTCATCTTTGGATCATAGATGAAATATTCTTCAATTTCTGGAAAATCATAATCCATTGGATTATCAATGTTCCTATTTGAAATTCTATATTTGTTATCTTCTTTCTTAATTGCCTGACGAACATAACGCATTTTCATTGCGTCAATGTATCTCAGTTCTTGTATTCCTGCTTCTGGATTCTTGAGATCTACAACTTTATGATAATAAAGTCTTCCATCAACATACCAGTTTCTATAAATTTCGTGAGATTTCTTATCAAAATCTAAAAGTTCTAAGATATACTTGAACTCTTGTCTAATTTTTTTCTTAATACCATCACTTGCATTTAGATTATCTAAATCAATCTGAACTGGACTATCGTTGGTATCTGATACAATTGCTTCATTTACAATATCTTCAATGGCACTATCACACTCTGGGTGAAGTGCCATTTCGCGATATCTTTTAATAAGATCAAATTCTGTTCTATATACACCTTCAATATCTACATACGAACCAAAAAAACCACTACTCAGGTAATGGTCAACCCCGTCCTCCTTATTTGGAGGAACGGGGGAAACAACACCGGGAGATAATGGTTCGTTATCTTCAATCGAAAAACCAAATAGTTTCGCCATAATTTATTTTTTAACTTTAACGTTTAGACTATTTATTATTCTCCTAGTTCTCCTTTTGATGCTGGAGTCCAGTATTGAACCTGGAATGAAACTGTAAACTCTTCAAGAACATTAGTTGAATCATAACTTAGATCAATAGCACTTAAGGATGTTGGGAAAATATCATGGAACTTATAAATTGTTTCTGGAACAGAAACGGTCAATCCATTACCAACACCAGCATTTTCTCCAGTTGTTCTAATGTTTGCAGGAGTTCTTGTAAGTTGCTTAACATAAGCATTTACCATGTAAGTATTGGGATCAGTAGCACCACTTGCATCACCATATTGACCAATGAAATTCATCCAATCTTCAAAGACTCTTCTAATCTTGAAGTTTTCATCGTTAATAACAGTAACTGACCATTCATCGAATGTTCTATCACCAGCGACTTTAAAGTTTCTTCCTCTAAAAGGAACATCAATCATTCCAAGATTTGATGCTGGAAGTTGAGATGCTTTACATAGAATAGAAAAGTCATCATCAAGAACTCCACCACCAGGAATAGATCCAGGAATTCTAACTTCAAAAAGATTAGGACGAGCGCCACCTCCAATTAAAGTACTCTTAAATTTTTGAATTGTTGATTCGGCCATTTTTAGGGTCCTCCTTGGTGTTTTTTAAGTTAAAATCAAACAGTACCGACAACTTCGTCAAAACTTACTCCAGTTCTGGTAGCAACAAAAGTAAGAGTTACATAGTTAATCGACTTGGCAGGCTTCAGGTAGATGTCTGCTCTGAATTCATTGTTATCAATAACATCAGGTGTGTTGTTTGATGCATCACAAACTACCAAGAATCCATAAAGACCGCGCTTTGCCTGAACATCGCGGAGGTATGGTTCAACGATGTTTCTAAAGTTTGCTCTTGTAATCTCATCATTAAGTTCAAACAGTTGCGCTTGTGCAGATCTTTGAAGTGCTTGTTCAATGGTAAGGAATAGACGACGAACGTTAATTCTGTCGAATGCAGAAGCATATCCAAGAGCAGTCTTGTCACCAAAGAGGAGAATTCCAATTCCAGGTTGATTAACAATTGCGTTAATTCTTTGTGGATAGAGTTGATCTCTCTGTGCTTTATTTGGATTATATGCAAGTTTGATTGCATTATTCAGAATACCTCTCTGCTGACCTGCAGGAGAGAACCAAGGATATGCAGCAATAGAAGTTCTAACCATCAGACCTGCAACATCTGGGTTACAAGGAATATAGCGGAACTTGTTATTAAATCTATCAAAAGTATACTTATAACCTGAATCAAAGACCGCATAAGATGAAGAAGAGAGTGGTGAGAAGAACTCAATAATCCTATCGGTGATTTGGTCTGTAGTTAGATATTGTCTTAATCCAGTACCAACTTCTGGTTCAGATACAACATCGCCACGGTGAGGTGAAATAACTGCCATACAGTCTTTTCTTTGCTCACAAATTGAAATGAGATGTGCTGCTTTTGCCTGAGATTCATACTTGTCAGACAATCCTGGACCCATAATCAGATAATCGACTTCAATTTCATCTTTATTTGCGAATAAATCATAAGAATTTAAAAGATCTCCAAGATCCGCAGTCATAGTACCAGTTGCTCCTGGTTCTAAATCATCATAATCTTTACCACCACCTAGAATATAAGTAGCATTTCCAATTGCACTGAATATTCTATCTTGTGCTATCTCATTCCAAAGACCATCTGCAACTGATAACGCTTGGAATCCTTCATCATAGAATCCAGTTTGATATACTTGCTCATTATTTTGATTATCCGAAGGATTATCGCCTGCATAAATGTAACTTGAGTATTGTGCAAGATATTCTTTATACCAAATCCTTTGTTGAGGATTTACTGCGGAAATAGAATCAGTTGCCTTTGAAAGATTTAGGTGCTTCTCAAGAAGACTTCCTTGAATTCCAGTTACTTCTCCAGTGTCATCTACAACCACTACGTGAATAGTGTCATTTTTACCATTACGATCAAGAGAGTATCTGTTGGTAATTGGTTTTGGTGCAATAGATCTCCATAAAATATCTGCATATTCTAGATCTAAGAATTGATTATCATACCAATCTTTTACAAGAGTACCATCAATTGGAAGTGTCCTTGAAGTTACTAAGCCGGATTCACTAACGATATTAACAGTTGTGAGATTACCTTCTTCTGAAGATCTGATTGAAGAAGCACGATCTCTTGATTTGTATGTTACTGGAGTTGTTACTGTTGATCCAACTGCAACTCTTCCTACAATTTTTACATCAATTGCATCATCTTGAACACCGGTAATAATACCTTTTAGATAACCTGTAAATGAACTATTAATTCCAGTTGGTAACGTATAAGTAACGTTATTCAATGAAACGGTAACTCCAAGTCCAATTCCATTATCTGCTCTTGCAACTAATGTTTGAGCTGCTGTTGTTCCAACACCAATAATTTGATCTGCTTTGTCATCAATGATGCATACTTTTAATTGATTTGCCCAAGATCCTGGATTTTTAGCAGCAAACATATAATTTGCGCTATAAACACCCTCATCATAATTCAATGAATAATCATTAAAGTTCTTGATTTTTAAAGATGGAGTTGCAACAATTGATGTGCCACCTGTAGTATAGATATCAGAAACTGCAAATCCAACAGTAGCTCCAAGAGATACTGAATTGCCTGTTGTTCCTACTCCAGTTATAGTTGAAGCTAATGATATTGTAGAGTTAATATCCCAATCATAACCACCATTTAAAATGGTTACTGTTACTGTCGATCCCAAACCAGCACCGTTATCGGCAACATTAATCGAAAAGATTGCACCACCACCATCTGCATCATTATCCGTATAATTAGCATCAGTCACCGTGTAAGTACCAGGTACTCTCAAAGTGCTAGCAGCACTTACATTTTTAACTTCGATGATTTCACCAGATCTAATTCTTCTTGCGTTAGCATTTCTTAGAGTTGTTCCATCGGTTCTTGCTACTTTTAGAACACCACCATATGACAGGTATGAAGATGCACTCATCCAGTACTCATACTGTCCATCTAATGACAGTGGTTTTCCGTATACTCTAATTAAATCTCTTTCTGTTGGAATATCAATAGCTTCATCAACAGGGCCAGTTGGAAAGGGTCCAGCAATTGCTCCAATGTTATCTAAAACATTATCAGCTCTTCCTACAGTTAAATCAACCTCTCTGACGAGTACGCCTGGAGATAATTGAGGAGTCGCCATGTTTTTCTCCGTAAATCTCAGTTAACTAAAAATTATTTATTAAAAAGTTACTTTACGTGGAAGGAAAC